AGTAGTGTTCTCCCACAAATTAATCAAAAAACTGATAAAAGCTTGAAAACTCTAATATAAGTGGAATTAACAATTCATAGATGACTAAATTTTATTCTAATTCGCTAATTATTTCACTTTTTAAGGTGAAATACTTCGCCATAATTAGAACTTAATGGAAATAATTATTATTTAAAAGATAGAATACCAATTACATATTGAATTTTAAGCTAATTTGTACACATTCATTTTTGAATTGCTTCCTATTTTGATTTAGAAAAAGTAGCCTATTCCTTAGGTAGCTCACATTAGTTTTAGCGAATAATCTGGCTCTCTCTAAAACAGCTGAATGTGCTGTATAACAACCAGTATCAATCTTTAGACTAGCAACTTTAGATATGTATAAAAATAGACAAATATAATGAAGAGTCAGATGTGAGACTTTAACAGTATCATTCCTAACCTTTAATGCAGTGAATATTTCACGTTTGAAGCTGTTCTTGAATGGAAATTGAGGTATATAGTCTATATTGTTTATATCATCTACATCATGAATATTTTTTTCCAAAGCATCTTCTAGATGATCAATCACAGTTTCTATTGTATCTGGAATACCATAGTAAAAGGTATCCTCGATTTCATCATCACCTGGTTTATATGAGACTGTCTCATCAGTATGTTTCCAAAAAGTAACTTTGTTTAGAACAACTACATCATCTACACAATCAATTATTGGTTTCTTCAATACATCTTCTTCACTTCTATTGACTTTTACTTCTCTTAGTTTAGCTGTCACATCAATATGAATAGCTGCTAAGACATCAGCTGGAAATTTTTCACCATATATAGAGTCTGATTCAGAAATTGTAGTGTAATCGAAGGCAAGATTGTAATCTGATTTGTCTTTACATATCTGTAAGTGACTTTTGACATATTTTATTATCTGTGCATTATACAGCTTAAAATCAACATCTAAGCTTGGAAGAACATGATTCAGAAGGTGTTTATTATCATCCAAGAAACTGTAAACTGATTTCTCAGTATCAGAATTTTTCACTATCTTGTAATAGAATGCTGTCATGCTTGTGTAATGACTTAAAATTACCTCTCTCTGTGAAAGATATGTTGAGCTTAGAATGTTAGCCCAATTCCTCTTCACTTCATCTATCATCCATTGTTTGTCAACTATTTTTATCATTATAAAGTATCGTCTGACCAACTTATGATGCATTATAACAGCTGACAGAGTATCTAAGTTGTTAAAATTCTCTATAACATAGTTATATAGAATGCTCTGAAGTGCTAAACAGACATCTTCAGGTAATGTTTCAACTTCAACTTGAGTTTTGTTAAACACTGATGCTACAGTGTTTGGTATTTTTTTATGATTAATCTCCAAGTAACAGATAGATGAATGTTTCGGAATCTTATTGTGTGAACCATAAAAGAATTTTTTCTCAGTACTGACATCAGCATTGAACATAGTCTTGATATTGCTATATATAGTTCCATAGAAAGCACCAAGATTGTTAAGCTTACCTAGCTTTTCATAATTTGAAAAGTCAATGACTTCAGAATCTGAACGCGTGTAAGGTATGATTGAATCCATCACTTGTTGAGTTTTTTTAAGCTTTTTTTCAAAATCTATTTAATTGTGGGAGTTCACTACT